AGAGATTGAACTCTCCTCAAAGGACGGATCCGGATTGATACAGATACGTGACGGTTACGGTTCGTCAGGTAAAATACTCGGACGCGGTGACTACACCGAAACAAACGATAAGAAGGCGCCGCTTGCTATGTTTGTGGACGGTCAGAAAATCGGTCGCAAGGTCCATATCAAGCTGTCAAAGGGAACAACTGCCCAGGCCGCCGCACCTGAATCTCCATCTGCGACGGCTGCTAAGAAGAAGATTCGCGATAAGCGCACGGCTGAGATATTCAATAACCGCGTCGAGGCGCGCGCCCGTGAGCTGACCACCCAGGCTCTCGTTGTCGACGGAACCCCCGATTTTCGAGTTACAGTTATTCCTGCCATAGCGTTGCTGCTTGAACTGAGCCCGTTCTCGGATTGGGGCGAGAGATCAAAAGAGGCTCTAACCAAAACATGTCAACTTGCCGGCATCCCGCTTAAGTTCACTGGGTCGATGACGCTCGGCCAACGCGCCGCGCTGCTGACAAAGTGCAACGATCGGACGCTTCGAAGATTCATAATCGCGCTCGGCTGCTATCGAGAGCGGATAGAGGATCCGACATCCCCCATCAGCAAATCTTCCTTTATGGATTTTATACTGTCCCAGGTTCCGAGGGTGAAGCATGCTGCATCGGTAAAAGTGGCTCGCGCTGAGTTTGACGCAAAGAAGAACCCGAAGAAGAAAGCTGCCGCCTGACAATTAGACGATGGAGCAATCAGATCAATCACCAATCATAATTATTCGAAGGGATCCACAAATGCCAAACCATGAATGGGTAAAAGTCCTGCGAGCTCGCGTGATAGAGCTCTCTGAAGAGGTCGACGCGATCGGCAAGCTGCTGGTGCGATATGATGACGTCGTACCCCCCCCCAGCAGTTTCCATGCCAAGAATTAAGAAGGCGAAAACGCTGAAGGCGAGAGAGACGAAGACGAAGCGTCCTCCTCTCGCGCCAGCCGACAAGAATCAGCTACGCGGATTGATCATCAAGGGCCGGGATAATGATGAGATCATGAAGGAGATGGGGAGTAAGATTACGATTCACAATATCAAAAACACGCGGCACGCTCTCAAGCACGAAATGGGCGACGCGGCATAGGGCGCTGTCAAAGGAGAGACCGATGAAGATAACGAAGATCCATGTGAAGGAGGACCGCGTCAAGATCGAGTATCAGACGCGGTTCACCAAGGGCGACGAGATTAAGGTCAATAAGTTCGCTGTCGATTGCTGCGAAGCGGCCAGGCCGGAGTTCTATAAAGTCCTGCAATCGCTCCGCGAGGATATGATCGAGATCTGCGAGCTCCCGGAAGACTTCTCCCAGGGACTGTCGATCGTCGGGGCGACGTTCAATCACGACGACGATATCTGGGGTGCCCTGATCTCAGGACTGAAGACACTAAAGAAGAGCCGGGCGCCATTCATCATCCACACGCCCTACAAGCCGGCTGTCCCTGATACCGGCGATTCGAACCGGATCAGCTGCTTGAGCAACAGCTGCGTGGCGAAGCTCGATAAGCTTATGGAGTACGCCGAAGGGTACGTCGACGGTAAACGCGCCCAGGTCGATGCCTTCTCACAACCGGAGTCAAACCCGAAGCGCCTACGACTGGCTCGTGGAGAAAGATTTGAGTTTCCTCCTCCGCCGCCACCCCCACCTCCGGAGAGTGATTCATCCGTTTTGATGAATGGCAAGCGGCCCCGTAGGGCTCCGATAAAAGGCGACATAGATGTGAACGGCGGAATAAAGACCGGACGATAAAGTTAACCCACTATATATAGAGGGATCGACGAATGCCCAGAATGAGCGGGAAGAAAGCCAAGGAAGCACTGAAACGCTGCATTAAGCGCGATGGATCTCTGTGCGCCAAGTGTGGCAAGAAGCCCGCGCGCATTCTGCATCATGTCGATAACAACCCTGAGAACAATCCCGCCGACATGACGAACTGGGAGGGTCGCTGCCAGCCTTGCAATATCAAATCACATCCTCGGGGCGTCGGCAAGCGTGGAATCCGCGCCCGTCACAAAATGATATTGCTTATGAGAGAGAGTGCGAGAGAGTGTGAGAGTGAGCCTGAGAGCACGAAGGTACAGGTGCAAACGAAGGAAATGGAGAAGAATAGCGTTTGTGAGCCTAAGTTCAGGGAATGGTTGGCGGATATAATAGAGGATGTGGGGACGATATCAATTGAGGATGCTGTCAACGGAGGGGCTGAATATGTGCAGTGTAGTCCGCAGACGGTCAAGCGTTACCTGGATAAGCTGTGTTCTTTCACGGGTGGGTATGAGTATTATGCGAACGAAGAGGGTAAGCGATTCGTGAGGTTGAAGCAGGTGAAAGAGAAGACCACAATCCTCCCAATCACCACCATCGCTAAAGGAGTCTAATCTTTGGGAAACAGGAGACCGGTTGTCATATTGGATAAGGGTAGGTCTAAAGCCGCGAACAAGAGATGGGAGAGCGTCGGATTCCATTGTCGTCATTGCGGTGAAACGGATGAAACCAAGTTTTCAAGGGCGGGTAATGGTTATCAGCATAGGTTGCAATGTCGAGAATGCCTGAATATCAAAGCGAGGGTGCGACAACAGAAACGAAAGGGACCGCGATTATATGAGAAGCTTCCTCGACGATTCCTGTCCAGTATTATTCACGGACCACCAAGGCCAAAGAGGTGTAAATGTGGCGAGGATGAGCCTGCCAAATTCTACCGAGAAGAATGGCTGATGTGCAAAAAATGTATTGACGTAAGGGCGTATGCAACTCGTATGGGTAAGAGTTATCAGACCTATATAATGCGGCGAAGAAAGACACGACAGGAACACTTGGAGCGATCGGCCATCAGATCGGATATGTATCTCCATTTTGGGAGCCAACGTACTTCGTTATGCGATAAGGCAATCAAGTTTCTTGTAGCTCGGCGTCTTCGATTGGCGTTCAACTCAGGTATGCACAGGCGATCTGTTATCAGATATATCATGCGTAAATGTGATGTATTTCCAGAGCAAGCGCTCTGGTTATCCTACCATGTATCCTTTAATGAAAGGTATTACCGTTATGGCTAAGAGTCGAGAACAGTTGATCGAGTATGACATCGACGATCTCAAGGCATCTGTTGAGAAGGATTCATGGATTACGTTAAAACAATACTTCGATGGCAAAGGTAATGGCCCAGCCGCCAAGGTGGCATGTGTAGTAATAGGCACGTTGGCAAAGGAGCAACAGTCAAAGAACAATGCCAGACAATTGGACATCATCGAGCGTAGGCTTCTCGGCATACCGCCTATTCATCATGCGATAGATCAAACGAAGTGATTGCGCGCCACAATAGAGCGATAGAACTCCCCCGTCACATAGGTGGGCATGCTTATAATGGCGATGTGACGTATGACCGTCATGAATGAAACGCTTTCGCTATATTGTGATTCAAGGTACTTCCCCGGCCTTTTTCTGCGGGTGCGGCGCGAGTGCGGAATTCGTGTAGATTTTAAATTTTATTTTGACCAGTTCTGTTCTGTTATCGACGATATCCATGAATCTGAATTGCAATCGCCAATCACTATGAATGAAGTATAGAACTCTAAAAGTCTCAGAAGTCGCGCAATTATTCAAGGTAAAGGAACGATGGATCAATCGGTTGTCGAAGGAAAAAGGCTTTCCCAAAAAGGGCAAAGGGAAGTATGAACTTGTCGCATGCGTCCACTGGTATATGGACTACATCCGCCAGATCGAGCGCGCGCCCAAACGCAATAACGACAGCCTCCAACGATCGGAAGAGCGCAAGGCGCGGGCCCAGGTTGACATCCTCGAGTATAAGGTCGGCCAGCTCCGGCAAGAGCTCCTACCGGTCGACCAGGTCGTGCATATCATCGAGCCGTTCCTCGGCGCGATTAAACAAAAGCTCCTGGGCATTCCAAAGGCGGCCGCCCGCGAGTTCAATTCCAAAGACTTAGAAACCTTCCTTGACGGATTCATACGAAAATCTCTCACCGAGCTCGCAACGCTCGATAACTTCGAGTGGGGCGGAGTCAGCGCTGAGAAGCAAGCTGAAGACATCGATCGGCTTATCCATGAAGCCGGCACCGAAGCTGACCATAAGCCAGTGGGCGGACCAGTACCGAAAGCTGAGCGCCGAGGTAAGCGCAGAAAGCGGCCAATGGGACACGGCCCGGGCTGAGTATCAGCGGGAAATGATGGACGTGATCACCGATGAGGCCGTCGAGGAGATCACCGTCATGAAGTCGGTCCGCACCGGCGGCACCCAGGCGGTCATCGACAACGCGATCGGGTACTTCATCCATCAGGATCCGGGCCCCATGCTCATCGTTCACCCGGGTAAAAGCGAGGGCCGCGACTGGTCGAAGGATCATTTTGACTGCATGGTCCGCGATACACCCGTCCTCTCGGCCCGGGTATCCTCCGATAAGATCAAGGACCGTAAGAACGAGATCCTGCGCAAGCAATTCCCCGGGGGGATTCTGTATATCATCGGGTCGAACTCCGCGGCCGGCTTTCGCCAGAAGACGATCCAGCGGGTTTTCCTCGATGACATCGATGCCTACGACGTCTCGGCCGGGGAGGAAGGCGATCAAATCCAGCTCGCGCGCAACCGCACCCTGTCCTATATCGATTACCAGCGGAAGATCATCAAGGTATCCAATCCGACGATCCGCGGCCTCTCGAAGATCGAGCGGGAATATTTCAAATCCGATCAAAGACATTACTACGTTCCCTGCCCGGAGTGCCAGCATTTTCAGACCCTGGTCTTCTCCCAGGAGTCGCAATTCGCCGAGCTCGCCAGGTCATTCCTGCGCTTTGACCGGGAGAATCTTTCCTGGCTGTATTATGAATGCGAGAACTGCCACGCGAAGCTCGATGAGTCACGCAAGCAGCGCATGATCAGAGGCGGTCACTGGCGCAAGCTCAAGCCCGAGATCATCAAGCATGCCGGCTTTCAGATGAGCGAACTGATATCTCCCTTCTCCAATTGGTTTGAACTCACGAAAAGCTTCCTCAATGCGAAGCGCAATAGGGAGGAGCTGCGCGTCTGCATCAATCAACGATTCGGTGAGACCTTCGTCGAGGAGAAATCCTATGAGATCGACGAGGATAGTTTGCTGGCGAAACGGGAGAAGTACATCAACGTTCCGATGGAGGCCCTGGTCCTCACCGCCGGCGTCGACGTCCAGGTGGACCGCCTCGAGGCGATCATTTATGGTTGGGGGATTCATCAGGAATGCTGGTTCATCGACCGCCGTATCATCATCGGGTCTCCGGAGCGCGATGCTACATGGGTGGATCTCGATCAATACCTGCAGAAGGAATGGGTGCATGAGAG